TGGCATTTTTTCCGTGCATCCATTTTTGTGACGCGAAGACGATGGTATTCAAGGGGGTGCATAACTCGCAAAAGAACCGACAACTCGGAAAGATTATGCGGTCAAACGTCGAGTTTGCCCGCGAGCGGGAATTGTTTTTTGAGCGACTTATGCAGATTGTGGCCGTCGTAGATGAACGCGGTCTCCGTATGATCATCGAAAACCCGTGGAACACCAGCCGGGAGACCTACCTCCAATGCAACTTTATCACGCCTTCTATGGTCGATGCAAATCGGACTATCCGTGGAGACCGCTTCGTTAAACCGACGGCCTACTGGTACATCGGCTGCACTCCGACTTATGGACTGACGGAGCAGCGCGACAAGCGCGTGGAGATCGTCTACAAGGTCCACGGAAAAAAGCAGGAGACGGGCAGGTGCGACGAGGAGCGCTCTATGATCTCGCCCGACTATGCGCGCAACTTCATCTGCGACTTCATCCTCGGCAAGCCACAAGTGAACACCCAATTAAAACTATTTGATTGATATGAACGAGAGAGACAAATGGGCATTGAGGGAAACCCTCAAAACTATGGGAGTTACAGTCGTGGCGATGGCGGCAAGTGCGGCCTACGGGTTATTGCTGGCCGCTTTCATTAACAACGCCTGGGCTATGTTGGCCATAGTCCTCGGAACCGCCGTTATCGGCGGCGGTATTTGGGGGTTCTTTTATTTGAGAAGGGATTGAACGATGGACGCAGCGATAGTACACTACAACACCCCGGAACTGACGGAGGCACTGGTGCGGAGCATCCGCAAGTGGTCGCCGTCGCTCCGCGTGACGGTGTTCGACAACTCCGACGCGAGGCCCTTCCCGCAGACGGACGGCGTGACGGTCATAGACAACACACGCGGCCAGCTCGTCGACTTCACGGCGATGCTGCGCAGCTACCCGAACAAGATTCCTACGGCCTGCAACTGGGGCTCCGAGAAGCACATCGCCTCCGTGGAATGGCTGTTCGACGCCCTGCCCGACGGCTTCATCCTGCTCGACAGCGACGTGCTGCTCAAGCGAGACATCACCGGCTTCGCCGATACGTCCGTCGCGTGGGCGGGTGAGATCGAGCGGCGGCCCAAGTTCTGGTTCCAGGCCGTGCGTCTCTACCCGATGCTCCTATGGATCAACGTGCCGATGCTGCGCCAGCACGGCATCCGATTCTTCCACGAGGGGATGGTCTACAAGATGAGCCACGAGGGCGTGCCGTTCTACGACACCGGCGGCTCCCTGCTGAAGGACTGTCGCGATGCCGGCCTGCCGGGACGCGAGATTCCGATATTTGAGTACATAGAGCATTTCGGCGGCGGCTCCTACGGACGCGCGGAGCAGGCGCAGGGATGGCTGGACGAACATAAAGAACTGTACGAATGATATGGCGGGATATTTAATCGGAATTGACACCGGCACTTACACTGGTATCGCTATATGGGACGGAAATGGCAAGCGCTTCCTCTCAATCAAGACGATGCCGATACACGAGGCGCTTCTATTTATCCATAAATACATCGGGCTTACCTACGTCACCGTGGTCTTTGAGGATGCACGGAAGCGCAAGTGGTACGGGACGCAGACGGCGGCGAAAGACCGTGCGCGGCTCCAGGGCGCGGGGAGCATCAAGCGCGACTGCACGATTTGGGAGGACGCGCTCACGGACTGGCGCATACCCTTCGAGAAGGTTGCGCCGAAGAACAATATGACGAAGCTCTCCGCCGAGCAGTTTCGGCGCATCACCGGCTGGGCGGAGAAGACCAACGAACACGAGCGCGATGCCGCGATGCTGGTGTTCGGACGATAAATAATTAACTAAAAACCAAAGAACTATGACAACGAATTTCGAAGTAGAAGAAGCAAGTTTCGAAGTAGAAGAAGCAAGATTCAAAAAGCAGTTTGCTATGTGGACGGCCCTTTCGATTATTATGCTTGTGGCCATCATTGCCACACTTATGGTGCTTGTGCCGAGATACCGCGTTTGGTCGGAAGGCAAGCGTGGCGAAGCCGAGTATATGAGGGCAGAGCAAAACCGTCGAATCAAGGTCGAGGAAGCGAAGGCTAACCTTGAGGCCGAGAAGCTGAACGCCCTCGCGGAGATTGAACGAGCGAAAGGTGCGGCAGAGGCAATAAAGATTGAAAACGGATCGCTTACCCCGACCTATATTCAGTACCTATGGGTGCGCCAGCAGAACGCGAACTCCAACAACCGCATCATCTATATTCCGACCGAGGCTGGCCTTCCGATACTTGAGGCGGGTAAATAACCCGCCTCAATATCAATAAAAGCGGACTACGAAAAGACAAAACACCAAGACGCGACAGGGAAAAACTTAAATTACCGACGATGGCAGAACTCGACACCATAATGGACACGCTCTACGCGCTGCCTTATGACGCACAGCGGGAGGTGGCGCGGCGGCTGCTGTGCCGCCACCTCGACCTACTGACGCGCACGGGATCGGAGATAGACCCCATACGCGAATACTCGGCGCGGGAGCGCTGGCGGCAGTACATCGACCTGCTGCGCTCCGTAACCGGCGAGGACATCACGAGCAGGAGCAGGCGGCGCCCCGTGCTGGAGGCGCGGTGGTGCGCCTTTATGCAGATGCGCAGGGACGGGTATTCGTGGAAGGAGATGGAGCGGGCCACCGGCTGGGATCACTCCACGCTGATGAGCGCCGCCCGCCGCGTGAACGACGCGCTGGACTATCCGAAGATGTACCCCGACTTCACGCGGGTGTGGACGCGGATGCAAAAACGACTTGCCGTATGACGTGGATCACCGACGAGGAATACGAGGGCTACGTGCGCACGAAGGCTGCGGCGCGTCGCAACTACATCTGGAAGCTGGCGCGGACGAAGAACCTCAACGCCCACGCGATTGGGAAGGGCACGGGAATATCCGCGTCAGTCGTGCGGCGGTTCCTGAGAGGCGGCAACGTGGAGATGAAGACATTTGACAAGATCCGCTTGTTCTGCGAGCGGCACGAGAGACCGAAGCGATGAAATACAACCTTGCCACCGAACTCGACCGCCAGCGCTTCGTCGCAAGGGCAAGGGCGCTGCTCGACAAGCAGGGCTTCGTGGAACTGAAGGACTGCGCCCAGCGCACCCTCAACCAGAACTCCTACCTGCACCTGCTGCTCGGCGTGGTGGCGCTCGACACGGGGAACGACCTCGCATACGTCAAGACGTGGTATTTCAAGCGGCTGGTCAACCCCGACTTGTTCATCGTCAAGCGACGCGACAAGTATTGCGGGGAGGTGGAAACGGAACGCTCGACGACGGAACTGACGAAGGAGGAAACGAGCATCGCCATAGACCGCTTCAAGCGGTGGGGCAACGAAAACGGCTTCTATATGCCGGAGCCGGGCGACGAACAACTTTGCCGCCTCATCGAGATAGAGATGGGCAGGCAGCAGAAATGGCTATAACAAATACGAAAACAGATACGGCAATGTTTGAAAAGGGGCACGAATACGGCAATCGCTTCAAGAAGGGCGAAAGTGGGAATCCGAAGGGGCGCCCCAAGAAACTCGCCCTTGTGATAGGCGACATCCCGCAGGATGCGCAGGTGAAGATCTACCGCGTGCTGCACCAGTCCATATCTATGGGCAGCATCGAGGAAGCCAGCAAATACCTCAAGACTGAGGCTGCGGCCCTGGGCGAGTATGGCGTGGTGTTGCAGGTGGCGATACGCGCCCTCAACGGCAACCAGGGATGGCAGGCGCTGAACGACATCCTCGACCGGCTGTTCGGAAAGGCAAGGCAGGCCACCGACCTGACGATAAGCGGCGCGGCTGATGAGCGCAGCGTCATAGAGATACGATCACGGAATGAGAGGGAAGGTGGTGATATATGACGATGACCTATACTTCCCCTTGTTCGTCAAGGGGGGAACGCGCTACAAGGTCGTGATGGGAGGGCGAGGCTCCGCCAAGTCCTACACCATATCCACGGCCCTGCTCGTGCGCTCCTACGAGGATGACGGCACGATCCTTTTCACCCGATACACGCTGACCAACGCGGAGGTGTCCATCCTGCCGGAGTTTCTTGACAAGATCAAGCGCCTCGACTGGGGCGCTGACTTCGTGCAGACGGGCAACGACATCGTCAACACCCGAAGCGGCGGCAAGATCCTTTTCCGTGGCATCAAGACCAGCACGGGCATCAACACCGCAGCGCTCAAGTCAATACCCAAGCTCAAGATGTGGGTTAACGACGAGAGCGAGGAACTTGTTGACGAGACGGTCTTCGACACCATCGACTTATCCATCCGCTACAACAATGCGCCGGGCGAGGTGTGGATCGTGGCGAACCCGCCTGACATCGACCACTTCCTCTATCGCCGGTTCTTCAAGGATATGGGCGTGGAGGACGTGTGGAACGGCGTTAAGGACAACGTGACGTACATCCATACCACCTACCTCAACAACCCGTACCTGCCGCCGGAATACGTGGCCCTGGCGGAGCGCTGCAAGGAGGTGGATAGGGAGAAATACGAGCACATCTGGCTCGGCCACTTTGCGATGCACAAAGAGGGGTTGATTTACAAAGGGTGGAAAGAAATCGGCGACGACTACTGGCCCAATAACTTGCCCTGCTGGTACGGAATCGACTGGGGTTTCGCAAACGATCCCGCCGCCGTCGTGCGCGTCACCTTCGACGAACTGCGGCACGTGCTCTACGTGAAGGAGCTGATGTACGCGACGGGGATGCTGACGGCGGACATCGCCCGCGTGATCCGCGAGGACATCTACAACCGGCACCGCGAGCACGAGGTGGGAGGCAAGCACGTCAGCTGGGCGAAGGGAAGGCTGTTCCGTCTTGAGGAGACCGGCACTACGGAGATCCCACGCGGCGACGACTTCGCCAAGAGCCTCGTTGAGGCTGGCTTCGTAGGCTGGGAGGTGGACGACATCCGCGAATGGGCGGCAAGCATCGAAAGGATGGACGGGGAAATCTACTGCGATCCCGCCCGCCCGGAGCAGATACGCGAAATGAAAATCAATCACGGCCTTTGGGCGATGGCGGCGGTGAACACCGACAAGGTAGGGCGCATCGAATATCTCAAATATTTCGACGTGCGCTTCATCGGGGAGAACATTGAGCATGAGGTGCGGAACTACCGCTGGCAGACATCCAAGACCGACAAGACACAATACATCAACAAGCCGCAGGACGGAGGCGACCACCTGATGGACGCGATCTCCTACGGTGCGGTCACGCACCTGCGCCGCCTCGGCATAGCAAACAAACTGGGAGAAAAATGAGCATCTTCACACGGGGCCGCGACATCAAGGCGATGGAGGCCCGCATCAACGACATCGAACAAAAGGGCTACTACACGCCCGACGACAACGAGGCCAACGAATACCTGCGGCGGCTGCTGTGGGGGTTGACCCGCACAACGGAGTTCCGCTCCTTCGAGCGCAACGACCTATACAACGCATACCGCACGTGCAGCGCGGCCTTCGGCATCATAGACCGCATCGCAAAGGCGGTGTCCGAGTGCGCCGCGTACATCGAGCTGCTGGACGAGAACGACGAACCCGTCGAGAAGCACTGGATTCTCGACCTGCTGGCGCACCCCAACGACCGCTTCTCGCGCAGGCGCTTCTTCTACGCCTGGAGCACGAACTACGACGTCTTTGGCGATGCGTTCACGTACTGCGAGCGCTGGGAGGTAGGCCGCAATATGGGGAAGGCGAAGGGCCTCTACATCCCTGCGGGCAACCGCGTGAGCATCGACCACGGCGGGGTGAAGTTCCCGATAATGGGCATCGGCATCACCGGCTCGCCCAACGACAAGCCGATCCCCAACGAGGCGTACTTCCAGAGCTTCGTCTACAACCTTGACGACGACAGCTTCTTCGGCTTCTCGCCCCTGCTGGCGGCGGCCTGGGACGTGGCCCTGCTGAAGAAGGGCAAGGAGAGGCTGAACACCGCCATCGACAACGGCGGGGTGAACGCCCTCATCACCCCGGCGCGTGACAAGGACGGCTTCGTCGTTCCGCAGGCGGCGCACGAGGTGGAGAAGGAGGTGAACAGCGCAAAGAACGCCAACAAGACGAAGTTCCTGCGCCAGCCGATCGAGGTGCACGAGATAGGCAGCAAGCCCGTCGACCTCGCCATCCTCGACAGCGGCAAGGAGAGCGTCACGGCCCTCTGCTTCGTGTACGGCATCCCGATGGACTTGTATTACGGCCAGTCGAAATACGAGAACGCGAAGGAGGCGAAGAAGGCGCTCTACGAGAGTGCGGCCCTGCCGCGCATCCGCGTGTTCTGCGAGGACTTTATGGACTACCTGCGCCGCAACGCAAAGGCGTTCAGGCTCTCCGACAAGGAGCAGCGCTACCACCTCGAAGTGAACACGGATATGATCGACGTCTTGCAGGACGACCCGAAGGATGTCTTGCAGAACCTCAACCTTATGCACGCCAGCCTCAACGAACTGCGCGAGGCCTACGGCTATGACCGCCTTGACGGCGCGGAGAACCCCGGCGGCATCTACGACAAGCCGATGCTCCCGCTGGGCACGATGTTCGGCGACGAGTTCGGCGGCGACATCAACGAGAAGCAGCCCGTCGAATAATGCGCAAGAGGATCACACCGCTACAAAGGGCGCGGCAGCGTGTCGCCAGGGTCAACGCCCTGGAGATGGCCGCGTCCTACGAGCGGAAGATGCGCACCCTCCGCACGCGCAGCATCAAGGCCAGCCTCGACGCGCTGGAGGAACGGAACGTGCCGCCCGTCCTATGGGCCGACGAGATAGAATACAACGAGCCGTGGATGAACCCCCTGCTGACGGATATGTACCTGACGATAGGGCACACGGGGGCGGTGGAGGTGGCGAACCGCCTGCTCCAGCAGAAGGCAGACACGCGGGACGTGTTCACGCGGGCGCTGCTCCAGTGGGCGCAGACGAACCTCGGAATGAAGATCGTGCTGATGGGCGACACCGTGGCGAACTGGCTGCGGGAGACCATCGCGGAGCTGTACGAGGCGCATAGCACGGAAGGCGTGGAGGCGCTGACGAAGCGGCTCTACCGGGGCACGCTGTTCCAGTGGGAGGGCGTGAAGAAATGGATGTGCAGGCGCATCGCGCAGACGGAATCAATGAACGCGATGAACGTGGCGGGGCTGGAGGCGGCCAACGCCCTGGGCATAGCCTACGAGAAGACGTGGTCTATCTCCGGCATCAACACCCGCGAGAGCCACGAGGCGGTGGACGGCATCACCCTCGGCCAGGGCGAGCTGTTCAGCGTCGGGGGCTACCCTATGGAGCGCCCTATGGACGACCGCTACGGAGCGCCCGCCAGCGAGGTGATAAACTGCGCGTGCACGCTCATCTATCTGCCTGCCGACAACGGGATTACGGAGATATAGCGCTATTGCGGACTACAAGAAGTCAAAACGCGGGAATTGCCACCCGCGTTTTTTATTATTGCAAAAAGCAAGGACGCTTATGGAAGAAATTTTCACCAAGAACTGCCCGGAGATCAAGGTCTCACGCGACGAAGACCACCTCTATGTCGAGGGGTACGGCGCGTACTACGGCAACAAGGACAGCTACGCGGATGTCATCGCGCAGGGTGCCTTCGCCGAGTTCCTTGCCTCCGAGGATGCGAAACGGGCCGTCCTCTGCTGGCAGCACGACTTCGCGCAGCCCATCGGGGCGCTGGTCGAACTTGCCGAGGACGAGAAGGGCCTGCGCTTCCGCGCCAAGATCGCCAACACGCAGCAGGGCCGCGACGCCGCCGAACTCATCGAGGCGGGTGTCCTGAGCGAGTTCTCGATCGGCTACGGCGTGAAGGAGGCGGAATACCCGCAGGACGATCCAGACGGCGTGCAGCGCATCCTCAAGAACCTCTACCTCTATGAAATCAGCCTCGTCACGCGGGCCGCGAACCCGAAGGCCACCCTCACGGGAACGGAGCGCAAGGACGAGGAGACCACCGAAGAACCGGCACCGACCCCGGAGCCGGAGACCAAAGAAGAAGAAATCATCAACAACCAACTTACCACTGCAATGGAAGAAGAACTGAAAAACGAACTGGCCGAAGTCAAGCAGACCATCGCTGAGATGAAGGCCGACACGAAGACCGAGGAGGCGATCCGCAACCTCGACGACAGCGTGCAGCGGATGAACGAGGCCATCAAGGGCCTCTCCGCCAAGAACGAAACCCCCTCCGACGCCATCTGCGCAGCCATCAAGACCGACGAGTTCAAGAACCTCGTCCGTGACGTCGTCGACGGCAAGCGTGCCTCGGGCCGTATGGAGGTCAAACTCGACACCAGCGCGATGACGGGCACCGTCATCCGTTCCCTCACCGACACCACCATCTACGCCGACGCGCAGAAGAAACTCGTGTTCCTGGACAACATCCGCAAGAAGGACGTGCCGCAGGACAAGAGCTATATCGTCTGGGTGGAAGGCTCGTTCACCGACAACACCGACTACGTGGGCGAAGGCTCCGAGGTGGGCAGCGCCGACGGCGCTTCCGCCAGCGAGGTCACCCGCCGCCTGGCGAAGGTCGGCGCGAAACTCCCGTTCACCCGTGAGGTGGCCACCGATCTCGGCTACTTCCTCAACTGGGCACGCGAGGAAGCCATCACCGCCATCCGCAACAAGGTCGACACCCTGCTGCTCTCCGGCTCCGGCGCCGACACCAACGACACCACGAAGAAGCAGATCTACGGCATCATCGGCCAGGGCTCCACGGCCTTCAACGCCACGACCGCCGGCTGCGCAGGCAAGTTCGCCAACCCTGCCCTCTGGCAGCTGGTGGACGCCATCGACGCGCAGATCAGCCTCGGCACCAACGACGCCTTCGTCGCCGACACGATCTATATGCACCCGTCGGACTTCGCCATCTACAAGAATATGAAGGACGCCAACGGTCGCCTGCTGTTCGAGTACAACAACGGCGGCATCTACACGTTCCTCGGCAAGCGCGTGGTCACCACGAGCAAGATGACCGCAGGTTCCCTGCTGGTCGCCGACACGGGCATCTGGGATCTCTACGAGAAGCTGGGCTTCGAGATCGAGATCGAGCGCGTCGCCAAGACCGACAGCTACGTGATGTACCTCCGCTGGCGCGGCCAGCTGGTCACCCCGTCGAACAAGAAGAAGGGCGCCATCTACGTGGCGAGCATCGCAACGGCCCTCGCGGCCATCACCAAAGGCTCCGGCTCCGGCGCAGGTGCCTAAACCACTATGAGCGGACGCAAGACAACAACGGCAAAAGCGGAGCGACCGTCCTATGCGAATAAGGCGGTCGTTCCTGCCGCGTCCGAGCGTCAGCGTTCCGTCCGCATCCGCGTCATCGTCGCCCACGACGGGCTGGAGGTAGGCGAGACCTACGACAAGCCCTATCGCGTGGCAGCAGAGATGCGAGACCTCGGCTACTGGGAAATCATCTAAGGCTATGCGCATCACCGAAACACTCGAAAGCCCAATCCTCACGCTGGAGCGGCTGAAGGCCTACGCGAACATCGTAGACCACGCACGTGACGACGAGTTGCGTGCCATACTCACGTCCGCGACGATGCGCGTGGCGCAGTACGCTGACGTTGCTCTCGTCGCGTGCACGATCGTCGACGAGGTGGACGGCGGAGGTGAGGTGCAGCTTTGGATGCCTCCCGTGGCGGAGGTCGCCAGCGTGGTCGACGCGGCAACGGGCATCGACGTGAAGGACTACTGCACGAGGATAGGCGACCGCCTGCTGCTCCCCGACGGGGCGGCATACACGATCACCTACCGCGTGGAGCCTGACGACGCCACCGTGGAGGTGTACGCGCCGCTGGTGTGGCAGATGGCCGTGGCGATAGCGGACGGCAACACCGACGAGGAAAGCAAGGTCTACAAGAGAATCGGAGCGGGGTATGTTGTTCACTGAATCCATCAATCTGAGGGCGCGTGCGCTGCGCGAGACCGTCTGCCTTATCCGCAGGGACATCGCGGAAGACGAGTACGGCGTGCAGGCTGCGGGCGAGGACATCTGCCTCGGCCCGTTCCCCGCGTCGGTGCAGATGCTCTCCGGGATGGTGAAGATGAACCACTACCAGAGCGCCGAGATCGAGGCCTACGAGGTGCGCCTGCGCTTCGTGCCTGGCCGCTTCGAGAAGGTCGTCTGGAACGGCAGCGAACTCAGCGTCGATTCCATCGAGGACGAAGGCCAGCGCCACCGCTGGCTGCGCGTCTATTGCAGCAGGAGGGCGAAGGTATGACCGGCGAAGGCTTGTATATCGACCCCGCCTCGATGCGTGACCTGCGCATCAACGTCCGGCGCTTCCGCGAGCACGTGCTGGCGAAGGCGCACGACGGCCTCGTGGCTTTCGGTATGAGGATCGTCGCCAGGGCGAAGGGCCTGCTGAAGGACAACGGCAGCATCGCCTCCGGCCTGCTGCGCAACTCCGGCAGGACGGTATCGCAGCCCGACGGCACGGTGGACGCAGGGTTCTACGTCAACTATGCCGAGTTCGTCGAGTACGGACGCAAGGCAGGCGGGATGCCTCCCGTGGATGACATCCACCAGTGGATTCGCAGGAAGCGCATCCGCCCCGAAGGCAAGGGCGACATTGACAAGCTGCAACGCAGCCTCGCCTGGGCCATCGCCAAGTGGATCAAGTCACACGGCACGAAGGCACACCCGTTCCTTAAGCCCGCATACGAGCAATACCGCTGGGAGATCAACAAGTTTATGCAAGCGCAGGTCGACAAGGCCGTCGAGCGCTTCAAGGCAAAGGAGTAGGCTATGGCAAACGCAAAATCAGCAGAAGCGCAGCTCCGCAAGGCGGTGATCGCAGCATTGAAGGCGGCAAGCCTCCCGGTGTCGAAGGACGTGCGGGTGTTCCCCCGCATCGAACTGACGGACGTGCAGGAGAGCGGCAGCATCGACAAGGGCGAGGACGTGCGCGAACTGGGCTTCGTGCTCGAAGCAATAAGCCTCAAGTCCTACGATGAGGCGGCGGTGAACGCCGAGACGGCAGAGACCACGCTCGTGGGGCAGGGCACCATCACGATGCCAGGCTTCGAGGCGCAGGACATCTACAAGGAACTCGGCACCGAGATCGTCGAGGTCGGCGACGCCGACATCCTCGTAATACGGCGCAGGACGCAGTACCGCGCCAACATATCACGCAAGGCGGCCACCCCTTCGGGCAGCGGCAGCGGAAACGGAAACTCATAACCAAATAAAACGACAATACTATGGCAGTCAAATCTGGAAACAAATACCGCATCTACCTCACGGGTAGCGGCAGCGGGGCTGGCAGCGACGTGTGGATCGCTGGCGAGCAGTCCAACAGCGTTGACTTCAACAACAACGCCATCGACGCCTCCGACAAGTCGACGGAATGGGATCAGTTCATCTCCGGCAACAAGAACTGGACGGCTTCGGCTACGTTCAACCTCGACGACAGCGCGAGCACGGGCCAGAAGACCCTGCTCCAGTCGCTGGTCAGCGGCGCATCCGTCCATATCTTCATCGGCGAGCTGAACAACAGCGCACGGTCGGAAGGCCACGCCGGTGCGGCTATCATCACCGCCATCTCGCAGAGCGCGGAGCGCAACGGCATCGTCTCCCGTCAGGTGACGTTCCAGGGCACCGGCGCCCCGACGATGGTCTATCCCTCGTAATTGCTATGGTCAATCCGAGGCAGAAGATAACGATTCAGGGAGAGGGGGTGGAACTATTGATCACCCCCTCTATGTATAAGGCCGCGCTGACGCGGGGGATGAACCTCACCCTCGACGACAGCTCGGACGCCAGCGAGGTGTGGGATATGTACGTCAAGCACGTGTACCTCGCATACCGCAACGCGCTGGACGTGGCCGCGTATGACGGCAAGGCCGCCCCGCTGCACACCTTCGACCTGGCCGACTTCCAGGCGTGGGCCGCAGGCGAGGGAAAGGGCCGCTTCACGGAACTGATGGGGGTTATCGTCTACCTCCGCACGGGCAAGACCATCGAGGAACTTGTCGAGGAAAACAGCAAAAAAAAAACGAGATCCTTCGCGGCGTTCCGTTCCTCGTCGCGTGGGAGCCGATCCGCGACTGGCTCATAGGGCGGTGCGGTAAGACGGAGCGCGAGGCCGAGGTCACCGGGTGGGTGGAGCTGCGGGCCTTGCAGAAGGGAAGGGAGCAGGAGCGGCACGATGCGTGGGCGCGGGCGCGTATGATAGCGCACTGGGTGTACCTTTCCATCCCCGCAGGAAAAGGGGGACACAAGGAGACCGACCCGCGCAGGTTCTTCCCCCTGCCGGGGGACGATGACGGAGAGCGGGAGCAGACCGTGATACACCTCACGGACGAAGACATCAAGGAACTGAACCGAATCAAGAGAAAGATACGATGAGCCTGCTGGGCAATATATGGGTGAAGCTGGGGTTGAAGTCCGACGACTTCAACCGTGGCATTGACAACGCCGAGAAGAAGACCAAGACCTTCGGCGAGACGATGCGCGGTGTGGCTGCGAAGGTCACCGCCGCGATCGCGGCCTTCAAGATGCTGGCCGGGACGCTCAAGACCATCACGAACTTCGAGGCTTCGGTATCGAAGCTCGCCTCGGTGCTCGGCACGACCGCCGACAAGCTGGGGCGGATGACGGATTCGGCCATCGAACTGGGCCGCAAGACGCAGTACACCGCCAGCGAGGTCGTGCAGCTCCAGACGGAACTCGCCAAATTGGGCTTCGCCGAGCCGGAGATTCTTGCGATGCAGGAATCCGTGCTCAAGTTCGCCGCCGCCGTCGGCACGGACTTGCCGAGCGCCGCTGCGCGTGCTGGTGCCACGATGCGCGGCTTCGGCCTCACGGCAGAGGAAACGACAAATATGTTGAACGTGATGGCGGTGTCGACCTCGAAGTCGGCGCTCTCGTTCAACTACCTCGATTCTACCCTCGGCAAACTCGTCCCCGTGGCCAAATCATTCGGCCTCAACACCGAAGGCACGATATCGTTGTTGGGAACGCTGGCAAACGCAGGTATTGACGCAAGCAGCGCGGGTACGGCCCTTCGTGCCATCTTTATCAAGCTGGCAGACAGCAGCAGCTCCCTCAACAAAGCGATGGGCGGTCAGCCCAAGACAATGGAAGACCTCATCAAAGGCTTCCAGCGTCTGCGTGACAAGGGCATTGACTTGAGCGATGCGTCGGATATGGTCAACGACCGCTTTGCCGCTATGCTGCTGACGCTGGCCAATGGAGCGGACGACGTTGAAGCGTTATACCGAGAACTCGGCAACGCCAATGGCGCACTCGACGAGATGTACGAGACAATGACGCACAACGTCCAGGGTGCCGTCAAGGAGGTGCAGAGCGCGTGGGAGGGCTTCGTCCTCTCGTTGCGCGGCTCTACGGGCATCCTCTACACCGTGCTGGCCAACGTCCGTGACCTCATAAACGAACTCAACTATGCGTTGTTCCAGAGCGCGAAGGAATCGACGCAGACCAGCATATACTATGACAAACTGAGCCGGACTATCGCCGAGACGGGCGACAAGACCGCAGCGCTGGAGATAGCATACAAGAATATGCTCTCGGTGGCGCAGGCGAAGGTCACCGACCTCGAAGGCAAGAGCGCCCTGGGCCGTCTGCTCGACCACGATTCGCTGGAGGAAGCACGCGCCGAGGTAACCGGCCTCACGGCAGCCTACCAGCGGCTTAAAGGCGAACTCAATGCCCCGCAGAAGAAGGCAGGCGGCATCGTCGGCGACACGGGCGCGACCGAAGACCCGTTTGCGGGACTACTCGACGCCCTCAACAGCAAGAAGACGAGCGAGGCGAAGGACGGCCTCTCGGAGCTGCGTGCGGAGGTGCGCGAATATGCGCAGGACGTGAAGGACGCGACGGACTACGACGCGGAGATGGCTGCGGAGGCGCAGCGCCTGATGGATGCGTTCCACGAGCAGCACCCCGTCGTCGACACCGCAAAGGAAGACCTCATCGCCCTGGCCAACGCCACGGCCTACACCGTTGACAAGGTCGAGGATATGAGGGACAAATGGGCGGAGGCGTGCGAGGATATGGGCGACGCCCTGCGGCGCGGCGTCATCGGCGCGCTCGACGAGCTGGCCGAGGCCCTGGGCACGGGCAACTTCGACGCGACGAAGCTGCTGAAGGCCCTGCTCACGCCTATGGCCGACACCGCAATCTCCGCAGGGGTTATGATCAGCGGGATGGGCGAAGCCATCGAGGCGTTCAAGACGTCGCTCGGCACGTTGCAGGGGCCGGTCGCCATCGCGGCGGGTGCGGCACTCATCGCCACGGGCGTGGCGGTCAAGGCGGGCCTCGCGGCCCTCGCCTCCGGCAACAAGGGGGCGGCGGCAAGCAGCGCCACCCCGCAATACTCCTACACGGGCGGATACGGCGTGGCCATACCGCAGGCCACCGGGCAGATGGAGCTATCCGGCACCGTCACCGTGAAGGGGCAAGACCTCCAGATAGCCCTCGACAACTACAACCGTAATCGTGGGAGGTAGGGACGATGGCATACGGACTGCTGCTATACAAAGAGATAGACACCCCGCTGGGCTACCAGCGGGTTGAGATTTATAAGGACGGCTTCTCCGGCTCGGCGGTGGAGATAGCGGGCCTGCACAAGGACGGCATCACCATAGGCAAGGACAGCCAGAGCCTCACGCAGGCCATCACGACCAGCGTGCTGACGATGCGCCTTTCCGACTGCGAGGAGATCGACTACACGCAGTTCTTCACGCCCAACTCAACGCTGTTCAAGGTAGTGTGGAAGACGCGGACGGCGGCATCGTGGGAGACGCGCTGGACGGGGTTCATCACGCCGGACAGCTTCTCCGAGAACCTTGCCTACCGCGACACGATCACGCTGACGGCCCGCGACAACCTCGGCAGGCTCGGCGACTACGACTTCGACCTGCTGCCGGGGCAGGCGCTCTCGGTGCGCAGCATCCTGAACTCCGCGATGACGAAGGCGGGCGTGGCGATGACGCTGACGTTCTCCACGACGAAGGTGGCGACCAGCCCCGCGACGATCCTTGCCGTGGACGGTCTCGTGAACACGACGCTGCTGGCGGGGAAGACGTGGCGCGACGCGGTGGAACTCCTGCTGACGGGTCTCGGTATGACGCTGGCGTGGAACGACGCCAACGCCTTCGAGGTGCGCGACATCGCGCAGGCACCCGCAACGACGCAGGCTGCGTTCTTCGTCGGCAAGAGCGGCTTCCGCCAGATACGCCCCGCGTGGAAGAACCTCACCATAGAGCAGGACTACGGCCTGCGCAGCAACTTCTATGAGGGCAACTTCAGCAAGGCCGACTGCGGCGGCAGCGGCCCCTCGCATACGACGTTCACCATCCCGTCCGGCAGCAAGTGGAGCGGCGGCCTCACGCTGCTCAACCCTTACAACGGAGCGCCGTCACCTTACGAGACGCTGTTCGTCCCCGTAGGCCACGAGGACACCATCGCCAACGCCATCACGTATGCGCAGTGGGTGCCGGCCCTCGACCGTGGCATCACCATTACGCTGCGGTGCAGCAACAGCGCGTGGCGCTCCGCCACCCTGCGCGGCGGCATCTGGCCGCAGCCCACGATCCAGACGGGCACGAGCCAGGGCCAGCCGGTCAAGCACGATTACGCCCTGCGCTACCGCTTCAACCTCTTCATCACCGTAGGCACGACGAAGTATGTCCTGCGCGAGACGTGGCAGGTGTACGACGCCGCGACGATAGAGCAGCCGTACCTCTTCTTCTCGATGCCTGGCACGGCTACGGGTGTGGACACGGACGAGGAGGTCAAGATATACATCGGCGAGATTCCGGGAAGCGGCACGATGGAGTTCGTGGTATATCCGCCGCTGGCATATACCGGCGAGGACACGGGCGACGCGCCCTGCATCGCGTATGTGCCGCTTACGCCGGACTACGGTCGCATCACGGAGATCGCGTTCACGGTTGCGGAGGGCATCGGCGCACGGGCGAAGCTCGTGGCCATAGGCGCCGAGCACAACGTGCAGCAGGAGGTGGGCCTCTCCGTCGGGCAGGTGCCCGCAGGCCTCGGCAATATGCTGCTGTACCTCGGCGGCCTATTCTACACCGACAACGACCATACGCCGCTGAGTGGCTTCGCAAGGGCCGAAAACGGCCAATCCTACGACCTTTTGGAACTTGTGGGGCGGGAATACATCACATACAACAACGACAATTATAACGCCCTTTCCGGCACGATGATGGCCGATTCCGCGCTGCGCTTCGACAAGGGCATCTCCTTTGGCGGAAATACCTACCGCATCGTCGGCGCAAGCCTCGCCGTCTTGAGCAACACACTTTCGGTGCAGCTGCTCCAGCAGGAGGCGGACTTCGACACGACGGCCTACACCGTCACGGACGTGGACAGCGAAAGTGCGGGTGGGTATTCCGGCGGCACGGGCGGCATCGGGCAGGGCACCAGCGGATCGTCGGAGCGCTTCTTCACGGCGGTCAAGGACGCGGATACGGGCAACACCGTCGGCGCGAAGGCCCTCTACGACCTACACATAATACAGTCCACGGGCAGCGGCAGCGGCAGCGGTTCTGGCAGCGGCAGCGGCGAGGTCACGAAGAACATCTCCGAAATCCTGCGCCACCTCTCGCTCCAGGTCGTCACCCCGACGCAGGGCAATCCGTACACCGTGCTGGTGAGCGACATCACCCTCGCCTCGATGCGCAACGTCGTGGCGGGCGGCGTGGGCGACGGCAGCGGCGGCACGGGCGGCGGCAGCCTCGCCTCCCTCGCTGACGTGACGCTGACATCGCCTGCCGTGGGCGACACCCTCGTATTTGATTCCACGAACCACTGGGTGAACGTCCCGCTGAACCTCAATGCCCTCGCGGACGTGGAGGTCGGCACCCCTGCCAACGGGCAGGTGCTGCTCTGGAACTCCACCCTCGGCAAGTGGGTTCCCGGAACGGTGCAGGGAAGCGGAGGCGGCGGCACGGGCGGCATCGGCGTCGTGGGGCTGACGATGCCCACGGGGTTCACGGTCTCCGGCTCGCCCCTGACGACGGACGGCACGATCGCCGTGACGATGGCCACGGGCTACGGCATACCGACCACCGAGCAGCTGTCGTTGTGGACGATGCAGAAGAGCGGCAACACCATCACGTCGATCACCACGGCCTACGATACCTTCATCGGCGACGGGAACACCGACAAGTCCCTGACGGTGCGCGGCGGGCTCGCGGCGAAGAACGTGTACCCGCAGCAGACGAACCAGGGCACCATCGGCTCGTCGAGCAACAAGTGGGCTACGATCTACGGCACGAGCATCTACGGCGGCACGCTCTACGAGAACGGCACGTCGCTGGCGAATACCTATCAGGCGAAGCTGGTCTCCGGCACGAACATCAAGACGATCAACGGGCAGAGCCTGCTGGGCAGCGGCAACATCGTCATCTCCGGCGGGAGCGGCGGTGGCGGCGGCATCTCGTCGGTCTCCCTCGCAGGCGGAACGGATGCAGGCACGCTGAAGCTGACGGTGGACGGCACGGTGACGGACAACATCGCGGTCACGGGCCTGGCTGCTGTGGCCCTGAGCAATTCTTACGCAGACCTCGACGACAAGCCGACCATCCCCACGGTTGGAGGCGGCGTGCTGACGATAAAGATGAACAATGCGCAGAAAGGCACGTTCTCCGCCAACGCCACGTCAAACGCCGAGATAGACCTCGGCACGGTCATCACCTCGCTCTCCGGCTACGCCACGCAGAGCTGGGTTGAGGGCAAGGGCTACATCACCAGCAGCGCGTTGAGCGGATATGCCACGCAGTCGTGGGTTGAGGGTAAGGGGTATCTCACCTCTTCGTCCCTCTCCGGCTATGCGACGCAGACGTGGGTGACGAACACCGCGCTCTCCGGCTACGCCACGCAGTCGTGGGTAGGCCAGCAGGGATATATCACTTCGTCCGCGATCAGCGATATGGCGACGCAGACGTGGGTAGGCCAGCAGGGCTACCTCACGGAGCACCAGGCGCTGGGCCTCTACGCGGGGCAGAGCGGCGGCACGGTGAACTACGAGGTGAGCAGCGACCCGTACCTCCTGCTGAAGGGCGGGTCGTCGAACAAGGGTTCGGTGCAGCTCAAGGGCACCGGCACGGTCACGGTGTCCTGCAACGACAGCGGCGTGGTCACGATCCACGGAGACAGCGTCGCGCCGGGCACGATCCCGGCGGCGGACGCCAATACCCTGGGCGGCATCAAGCTGGGGTACACCTCGCAGAACGCCCGCCACTTCGCACTGGCAGTGGACGAGAACAACCGCGCCTACGTCAACGTCCCCGACGCCTCGGTCTCCGTCCCCGACACCGTCCCCACGATAGGAACGAGCGACACGACGCTCGCCACGGTGGGCGGCACGACGATCAAGGCGAAGATCGCGGCTTACCTGCTCTCGACCGACTTTTCTGCGGCGAACATCGTGTCCACCCTCGGCGCTACGGCGGTGAACCGCGCCACGGCGGACGCCAGCGGCAACACCATCACGAGCAGTTACCTGCGCAAGGACACCGACGACACGATGGCGGGCAACCTCACCATCGGCACGTCCTCCAGCAGCAAGAAGCTGACGATATACGGCACGGCAAGCGCTGCGCTCTCGATATACAACGGCGCGTCGAACCACACGGACATCTCCTACGACAGCGGCCTGAAGATCTCCACGGGTGCGGCCCTGGGCGGCAACACCACGATCGCCGGCACGCTGGCGGTGGGCACCACGTCGAGCAACAAGACCGCGACGTTCTGCGGCGGCACAAGCACCTCGACGCCAGCAATCACCATCAAGGGCGGCAGCACCTCGACAAACGTGGTCGACCTCTATGTCGCATCGGGCGTGCTGAACTTCACGAAGGCCATCAAGGTTTCCGGCAACATCTCGGCCACGGGCAACTTGGTCGCTGGCGTAACGTCCGACCGCAGGCTCAAGAAGGACATCCGTTCTATCAGCCTTACGGAGGCCGCAGACCTGCTCTCCGTGCTCAACCCGGTAGTATTCCAGTGGAACGAGAAAGCCTCAGAACTGGGCGAACTGCACGGCGTAGCGAGGGGATTCCTCGCAGACGAATACCTCGACCTGCTCCCCAACGCGGGACGCAAGATTTGGGGCGAATATGACGCCATCGACTACAACCAGGTCATCCCGTACCTCGTGGCCGGATGGCAGCAGCAGAACCTCCGCATCCGCATCCTCGAAGGCGAGATCGCGGTGCTCAAGGAGGAGAACCAACGAATGAATAGGAGGCTCCGCGATGTCGTATAGCAGCGGTCTTATCACGAAGGGCACGGCGGGCATCACCATCAAGGCCGACGGCACGGGCGAGATCCAGCAGGCGCTGGGCACGTCCGAGAAAGACCTCGGCGCCCTCTGCACGCACGCCAACATCAAGATGTTTGCAAGGTACAAGCCCTGCGTCTACGAAGGCTACGAAAGCCCGACGCAGCAGCAGTACGCCGACAACTACTACTTCGTGAAGGCCGTGGCCACGACGAACAAGAACAGCCTCTACTCGATGGCGCTGGGGTGGACGTATGAGGGGGCGCAGGCCCCGTACTTCCGTCAGCTGGACTTCGACGGTTACTTCAACAACCCGCCGATCCCCTTTATGCAGGCCAACGGCTCGACGCTGCTGGTAGACCTCATCTCCGGCAACGCGAACCCCGCATTGTTCTATATGTTTATGCGGACGGGGGCGCTGGCAAACAAGCCGTTCTCCGCGTCCGGCGGCATCGCCACCAGCGGCACGGCGGTGGCCTCCAACCGGCTGGCGTATTGTATGACGATCGAGGATCTGGGGTTCTACGACGGCAGCGCCATCCACGGCATCCTTGACGCGACCACGACGGCGAAGCTCGGCCTCGTAATCTTCGACACAAGCGGCACGTACAAGGCAGAGGTGTGGGCGTCGCACAAGGTCGAGATCAGCAGCACCCGCTACAACGAGATGTTCAACGTCCCGACCGATTCGCTGAATCTCGTTCCCGGAACGTACACCGCCGTGGCGTGCTGCCAGCTCACCGACCTGGGCGGCGGCCTGATCTACTACCTTCCCGTGTTCAACGATGCGAGCTATCCCGCCCGCTTCACCTTCGAGGTGGGCGGCTTCTCGAACTATACGCAGCAGCGGTGGGGCATCTCCATCAGCGAGGCAACATCCAGCGACCAGCTGCTGACGACGAAATTGGACGACGTCTACGTGACGATGCGCTTCTACAACAAGAGCGGCAGCGCCATCACCATCGGCAGGGGCAGCAACGCGAAGTTCACCTGCGTGACGGAGTTCTCCGGCACGATCGTCCGCAACGGCGTGACGCAGACCATAGACCGCACCGTAGCCAACGGCAAGGCGCACCGCACCGCGACGATCCTGCCGTCCAACGGCGCGTCCATCACCATCCAGCCGGACACCTACGGCGAGCTGCTCTACAAGGTGGAGAAGATATGGAGCCTGGACGGCACGAGCGGCGGGCAGCAGCTGGATTCAGGCTCGGTGAGCGTCAAGTCAAGCATATACTACAACGGCGCGGAGGAGTTCACCGTCGAGACCTCGCACCGCGCACTCGCAGTGACATACGGAAATTAAATACATCACGTTATGAAAAACCAAGATATCATCACCCTTTGCAACGGCGGCTTCCTCGCCGCCACGGCGCACTCCCTGCCGGAGGCGCACTTCTACAAGTTCTTCCGCTTCAAGAGGGAGGCGGAGAAGGCGAACCGCCGCATCGGCGACGCGCAGGTGGCGCTGCTCAAGGAGTGCGGCATCGACCCGCAGAAATTCGCGGAGGCGTCCGACGAGGCGCGGGAGAAGTTCACGAAGGCCAACGCCCTGCTGCTGGACGAGGACGCGGGGATCGAGGTGAAGGCCCGCATCCCGTTTGCCTTCTACAAGGGCGTGTACGACGAGAACAAGACCGAGCGCGGCGACATCTTCGCCAATATGGCGGTTGAGGCCGTCCTGCTCGACAACCTTTTCAGCGAGCCGGAGGAGGGCGAAGGCGATGAGTGATTGTGTCATCCATTCCCCCCGGCGCCTGCTGCGGGGAGTTACGCGCACCGTAACCCTCGCCATCAAGGACGCGGCGGGCGATCCGCTCGACCTGACGGGCGTGGATCTCACCGTCGAGGTGCGGCGTGACGGCAGCGGCGACAAGTACGTCCCGACGGTGGACGTGCGGGGTGAGGACAACAACCTGATCGTCTTCGTATGGCCCGCTGACAAGCAGAACGTGGGCCTGCACACCATCGACGTGCGCGGAGACTTCGGCGAGGCCGGAGTTTCCCGCACGAACTGGCACGGCCCGGACGGAATCGTCATCGTGGAGTGGGCGATAGACACGTCGTCCAGGGAGGTCGCCGACCTCACGGTCGAGGAGGTGACGATGGACGGAACGATGGAGACAAGCGCCGGCAACACGAACTACTACATCAAGCCGGAGGGCGGCATCCCGTCGAGCGATATGACCGAGGCGGTGCAGCAGAGCCTTGCCCTGGCGGACTCCGCATACCAGAAGCCCGCTGGCGGCATCCCCGGCACCGACCTCGCCCCCGGCGTCATCCCCGAAGTCTCGGACGTGGTACGGTATTCCGCGCAGACGCTGACCGATGCGCAGAAGGCGCAGGCCCGCACGAACATCGGCGCATACGCGAAGCCCGCAGGGGGAATCCCCGCCAGCGACCTTGCGGCGGGCGTGATACCTGCGCCGGAGTTGTTTGTCGCAACCTATGAAAGCACACCTTTCGCCGACATCGTCGCCGCCTATAAAAATGGGAAGATAGTCGTATGTATGGATGACAATGCTGTGACTTACCAGATCGCGGAATTTGACGAACACTCCGCCATCACTTTCTACTCCTACGATGCCTATGCCAAAAAGATTTGCTATATATCCGTAGATCTCGCAAACGCGTGGGAGTACGAAGCACGATATGTCTCCAATTTCGACGGCAGGTATTCTTCCCTAACGGGGACGCCCGTTATCCCATCAGTTCCGCCTATTACCACGGATATCTCATCCAGCAAGACCAGCACGACCACGACGGTATGTCCGAAGGCCGTGGTGGACTACGCGGGCGACCTCTCCGACCTCCAGACCACGGACAAGAGCAGCCTGGTCGCGGCCATCAACGAGGCGCTGCAGGGTGGCGGCGGTGGCACGGACAACGCCGTGCAGTACGTCGAGCAGACGCTGACCTCCGAGCAGCAGGCGCAGGCCCGCACGAACATCGGAGCAGGGACATATAGCAAACCCTCCGGCGGCATCCCCGCTGCGGATCTCGCCGCTGGTGTAATCCCCACCGTGCCGACAATCAGCACTGACATCACCGCCGACGCATCCAGCGATACCAAGACCGCAAGCCCGAAAGCCGTCAAGACGTATGTAGATGGTGCTATTCCTGCTTCAGAAATCTATTGGGCTACCTACGGCACTACCACGGCGACGGAAATCATTGCTGCCAATGCTGCTGGAAAGGCTGTGCTATGTCTTTATGATAGCAAGCAATATCAACTTGTCCGCATCAACAACGGGGAGTGTTTCTTCTCGGCTGCGTTGAGCAACATCACCTACCGTCTTACTTGCAACGCATCAAATGTCTGGACAGGCACTGTATTCACGGATGAGCGGGAGTCCAATAAAGTCACCTCCCTCTCGTCCTCGTCAACGGATACGCAATATCCTTCAGCAAAGGCGGTATACGATGCCGTGAGCGCGAAATACACCAAGCCCAGCGGTGGAATCCCGGCTGCGGACATAGCGGCGGGGGTCATCCCCACCGTGCCAGCCATCTCAACTGACATCACAAGTGACGCGACCTCGGACACGAAAACGACCTCTCCGAAGGCGGTAAAGACCTTCGTCGAGGGCAAGGGATACGGAACGTATAGCAAGCCTTCCGGCGGGATTCCTGCTACTGACTTGGCGGCAGGCGTTATCCCTTCCGTGCCGACCATCTCCACCGACATCGATGCGGACAAGAGTTCCACGACCAAGACGGCAAGCCCCTCGGCGGTCTACAACGAGGTGCATCCCGCCATCGTCACCACCCAGCCTCAAGGCGGCTTTGCTCCCAACGTGACCTACGACCTCGGAACCCTCACAGGCACGGTCACTTTCGCTTTGGCAAGCCCTACGGATAATACGGTAGCCAATCCGTATTATTGGACGTTTGAGACTTCCTCCACCGCCCCGACCATCACTTGGCCCAGCGGCTTGACTTGGCTGGGAGATAGTGCGCCGACTATTTCCGCTTCCAAGCACTATGAGATAATGGTTCGGAACGGCTATGCAAATGCCCTTGAGTTCTCACTTCCTTCAAACTCTTAGGCTATGATGTACGATTGGTTACTTAGACGATTCGCCCAGCAGCCCTCCGCAAGCAACGTGATATACAAGCTGGAAAACTACACTTGCGACGGCACGGCTGCGACGGCTATCAACACGGGTCTGTATCTATTCGATACATCGCGCTATCCGAATGGGTGGGATTTATACTTTGACTTTACGGTTAATAGCGGAAATGGCGGGAATGCGAGTTTTCTTCGTTGCCGTAACGCAGCAACGCCATATAACGGATTTACCATTAGACGAGGAGCTACAGACTCAACGGCTAACAACCTTTGCCCACAAATTAACGCGACGTTCAAAAATATCGTAAAAAACCCGCTGGCAGGAACTCGTTTCATCATCACTATAGAAACGCCCTATCAATCAACAAAGACACGGCTGCTTACTGACGGCAGTAATGAGATTAATGTTAACATTCCGACCTCCGTCATCTCGCCTCTCGTCATCGGCGGTGAGTTGGCTGACGATACTACACAAGAATGGAATCCAGAGAGGTTTAGTTACATCACTATCCACTCGCTAATTATAATATCGAAATAACCACTATGTACTACAAGACTAACGCAAGCGGTCAACCCGTATTCAGTGATTGCAAGGCAATCCTCCTTGAATTTGACCACGCCCCTCTGGTGAAAGGCCAGTGGGTGAGCAATCCCTCTCAGGAACTCATATTTGCCGAAGGCTGGGCGGTGTATGTCCCTCCCGTAATCCCTCCGCAACCCCAGACCGAGCCTTACGAATCCGACATCGTGGAGGCGGTAAAGCGTATGCTGGCATCATCCGTGGAAGATTTGACCGACGAGGAAGCCCTTGATGTGGCCGCGCTCTATCCGACGTGGGCAAGCAAGATTGGCGAGGCCGTAGCCGTGGGAGAACGGCTATGGTACGACGGGAAGCTCTACAAGGTAATCCAAGCCCACACCGCATCGCAGGAGTGGACACCCGACTCGGCGGTGTCGCTATATGTCGAGGTGAGCATCGAGGAGTGGCCCGCGTGGGTTCAGCCTACAGGTAGCCACGATGCGTATATGGCGGGCGACAAGGTGAGCCATAACGACCATCATTGGGAAAGCCTCATCGACAACAATGTGTGGGAGCCGGGAGCCGTTGGCACGGAATCTCTCTGGCGGCAAATCGACTAAGCGATGGGAATAAAGAAAGCGATCCTCGGAATCCTGCTGGTGTTGTTCTACAACGCCCTGCTGGTCATCGCCGTCGTGGAGGCCGCCGCCCTGCCGTGGTATTGGACGCTGGTCTTCGCCGCGCCTATGGTGGCGCTGGGCGTATATGCGGACATCAAAGTAATACGATTCATCAAAAACAATAAAGACGAACTATGGAAGAAATGAACTCCCTACCTATGTGGGTAAACGTATTCATCGGCATCGCGGCTGCCCTCGGCGGCTGGGAAGCCATCAAGTACCTGCTCTCGCTGCGGGCGAACCGACGCAAGGACAAGGCCGAAGCAGGGCAGCAGGAGGCCCTGGCGGGGCAGAGCGACGCCGACCTCCGGCAGAAGGAACTCGCCCTGCTGAACGACATCGTGGAAACGACCAAGCAGCAGTACGGCGAACTGAAGCAGCGCTACGACGAACTGCTGGTGGAGCGCAAGGCAGACCGTCAGGAGATGGCAGACCTGCGCCGTGAGGTCGCGGAACTGCGGCAGGCCCTCGCCGACAACGAGAAGGAGACGGGCGAGCTGCGCAGGGCCTTCGACGCAAGCGAGGCGAGGCGCAAGGAGGCCGAGCGACTGTACTGCGCCGTGGCGGACTGCGCGAAGCGCGTGCCTCCGATCGGCACATACAATCCCGACAACACCGACACGACCTACAAGCCCGAAGACCAGATCGTCATCCGCGACAAGAAGGGCCGCTTCGCCAAGAAGGAGGCCGAATGAAGTTCGTGACGCTGGCGGAGATGGCGAAGGCCATCCGTGAGAACTTCCACAAGATTCCGCACGACGTGGACTTCGTGGTGGGCATACCCCGCTCCGGCGTCATCGCGGCGGGCATCATCGCGGAGTTCCTGAACGCCCCGCTCATAGACCTCGACAGCTTCGTGTTCGGCGCTGCTCCCACGGGAGGGCGCCGTCTGCGCTTCCACAAGAACACGGGACGGGCGAAGCCCCGCGTGCTGGTCGTGGACGACACGATCTTCCACGGGCGCAGTATGCGCGGCGCACGGGCGAAGCTCGCGCCCCTGGCGGGCAGGTACGATTTCACCTACCTCGCCGTGTACCTCGAAGGGCCGTGCGACGACGTGGACGTGTGGCTGGAGGACGTGCGGATGTTCACGAACCACTTTTCGTCCTTTGTCATCTACGAGTGGAACGTCTTTCACCATATCTCCGGCTTTATGTCGGTGTGTATGTATGACATTGACGGGGTTATGTGCGTCGATCCGCCTGACGAAAGGAGCGGGCAGCCGTATGTGGACTACATAGAGCACGCCACGCCCTTGTTCACGCCTACCACGCCGATCGGCGGCATCGTGACGTACCGCCTTGCGAAATACGAGGGCATCACGCGGCGGTGGCTCGCCGACCACAACGTCGAATACGGCTCGCTGCTGATGTTCCCCGCCGCGACCTACGAAGACCGCCACGCCAGCGGCGTCACCCCTGCCGCGTTCAAGGCAGACGCCTACAACGCCGCCACCTGGGCGAAGCTCTTTGTCGAGAGCGACGACCGCCAGGCGCAGGTCATAGCGGCCAAGACGGGGAAGCCCGTCTACTGCGTGCAAACAAACAAACTATACTGATATGCCGAAATACTTTACATTGAAGGAGCTCTGCGAGAGCGAGACGGCGAAGAAGCAGGGCATCGACAACTTCCCGACCTTCGAGATCGCGGCGCACCTGCTGGAGCTGACCGAGAAGATTCTCGACCCGCTGCGCCAGGCGTGGGGCAGCGCCGTACACGTCAACTCCGGCTACCGCTGCACGAAGCTCAACGTGGCCGTCGGCGGCGTGCTGACGAGTGTCCACAAGCTCGGCTGGGCGGCAGACCTCGTGCCAAGCAACGGCAAGACGGAGGACTTCATCAAGTTCGCCCGGACGTGGGTGCTGGTCAACCGCATCAAGTTCGACCAGCTCATCCGTGAGACCGACCCCAAGAGCGGCGCGGTGTGGCTGCACATCGGGTTGTATAGCCCCACGGGGAGCCAGCGCGGCCAGATAAAGGACATCGTGAAGGGATGAAGCCGCTGCACTACGTCGCCCTCGGATGCGTGCTTGCCGCGCTCCTTGCCTGCGCCTTCGCCCTGGGCCGCGTGACGGCCCCTGCGCAGCCCGTAGGCGCGATAACGCGGGACACGGTAGTGATTACACGTACCGACACGATCGCCCGCGAGAGGCCCGTTTACTACGCCGTCAGGCAGGTCGACACCATCCGCATCGCGGTGCGTGACACCGTCCGGCAGCAGGACACGCTCTACGTCGCCCTGCCACGCGAGCAGCGGGCCTATCGAGACACGTCCTTCGAGGCGTGGGTCTCCGGCGTGGAGCCGGCCCTCGACAGCATCCGCGTCTTCGCCCCGGTTCAGTGTGTTACGGTGACGGAGCGGGTGCCGGTGAAGGTGCGGTCGCGCTGGGGGCTGGGCGTGAGTGCCGGCTATGGCATCACGCTGGACAAGCAGCCGCAGTTCACGCCTTATCTCGGCGTGGGCATATCCTACAACATCGTGTCCTGGTGACGCTTGTCCCCACGGGGGAGGGACGGAAGAAAGCCCCCGGCTGTCAGTGATCCTCTTACCTACCAACTGACAAAAATGCGACGTACCGCACGCCGGGGTCCTACGGGCCTCCCTCATTTTTTGAACACCCACGTCCCGGCGTCGTTGTAATACTGGTCGAGCATCATATCGAGCTGCGGCACCCAGCCGACGGGCGAGTTCGTGATCCATACCTTGTTGCCGAAGGCCGCCTCGATCGTTGCGACGTCGGGGTTGCTGCGGTACACCCCGCACTTGTACGGCTGCGGCTCGGCGTGTACGTTGACGGCGGGCAGGTCGCCCTCATAGATATTATAATATAGGTCTTCGTCCACGTAGCTGACGCGATCCATCCCGTAGCGTTCCCATAGGGCCGCCATCTTGTCCCACTCGAAGAACTGCGGCAGGTGGGTGGTGTAGTTGTGCGTGGTGTAGCCGCTCGCCTCCAGTGCGGCGCGTGTGCGCTGCTTGTCGCCCTGCCACGTCCCCGGCGCGGAAAAGGAGTTCTTGCCCGTCTCGCCGATGGTCTTGGGCGTGAGGATGTCGTCAAGGGTGAAGTCGCGCACGGCGTAGCAGTCGTCGCCGACGCGGACGTAGCCTGCGGTGTCGGGGAACGCCTCGCGCACCTTCTTGAAGCACGACACATAGTCGAGGTGCTGGCGGTATTGATTGTCGCGTGGTGCCACGCGGGGCGAGGGCACGCAGCAGATGTCGTCGCCGGTTCGCGTGATGGGGTGGTCTTCGCCCGCCAGGACGATGAGGTAGGGGTCTTTGAAGTGCCGCCGCCATCCTGCGACCGCGTACTCCAGTTCCCGGCCCTGCGCTCCCTCGGAGCAATAGGGTATTACGATAAGCGTCTTGTCCATAGGACAAAGTTAGGGAATACCAAAAAAATTTGCAAAAAGATTTGGTAATACAAATTATTGTTTGTAATTTCGCGGTGTCAAACGGAACGAACAACAGCAAAACCTCAACACAATGAAAACCACTGAAACCCTCGCAAGCGAAATCAAGACCATCAAACGCCAGATCAAAGTCATCGCCGACGTCGCCGCAGAAATTGGCGGCATCGCCTTCGAGCAGGAAACGCAGGAAGAATCCGCTCGGCTCTACGATGCCAGCGGCCTGCTCGACGAGACAATGCGCAAGCTCCAAGACGAACTTGGCCACCTTACCGCAGAACTGAGTTACCAGAACGCCCTCGATATGGCGAAGAACGAAATGGCCGCAGGTGTCAAGCGCCTCACCGCGATCGCCCAGGCGGCGGAGACCTACGGTCTGATGGACGGACTGGTGTGGCGTATGATGAACGAAATCGAATACAAATAGTTCAACCAGGGGCCGGGCAACCGGCCCCACAATATCTCAACATAATGGAAAAACCAGGCTACGACTACAATTATTCCCAGTACGGGAAGAACAAGGCCAGCGTGACGGTCACCGCAAAGAACGGCTATCTCTGCGCCTTTCACACTACCGAATGGAGAGATGGTGAGCCGTTCTCCGAGTGCGTGAAGCGGCTTCAGGCGAAGTTAGCCAAATGCGGACTTTATTAACAATACACATATCAACACAATGGAAACAATCATCGAAATCAAAGAGAAGAAGTATGTCGACGACTACTTCCCCGCAGTGTTCGCCAATGCGAATCGCTCCATCATCATCCTCGCTGATGCGAGGACTACCGACCGCACTTTTTCCGGGATGGTCGTACACGCATCGAAGGAGACGGCTAAGAAGACCGTCCTCGGCACATACTCTACCGGCTGGACTTACGAGCAGTTCAAGCGGCTCCCAAAAGGAACGGAACTCACACTTATGATTACGCAGGAAAATGGATAGGCTCGACCGAAACAAGTACCAAGTATTTGAAATCATAAAGTACGCTCCTCGGTTCGACCGCGCCATCCCGGAGTACGACTATGACGACCGTATGCGCGAATACTACCGCACGTGGGCGAACCGTACCGTTGAGTTCAAGACATACTACTTCACTGATCGCACAATGGAGCGCGTCTCGATGATGGACTACTCGAAGCTGGGCGGCGAGGACTTTATGACGATATGTGCCGGTATGCAGGAGAAGGGCGCCGTTGTCACGAGCGGCAATTACGGCCTTCTTAATTTTGGGTATGTCGTGACGCCACACCACATCATCTTGGGCGTGTACTCGAAGGCGGTGCGCGTTATGGACAGCATATTAATGGAGAGCGGACAAACCAGCGACTACGGTTTTATGTCTCGATTTATCGGCAATGTCATTATCAACGATACGGGCATCACTTATAATGTTAATTCTGCGCTTACAGTATTGTTGCGCGAGTTGAATGGCGACAGATCGGTTGCCCATAATGCATCGAGAAATGTATTGCTAAGATGCAAGGTGCTCGGAAAGGAAATTCAGCGGCTCAAAGGCGACAAGACGCGCAACCTTTCCGATTATGATGATCGAGAGTTGGAAGAAGTACCAAACCTCCGTTATGAGATAAAGGCATACAAGGAGCGCATCGTACAACTTGTGCAGGCGGTAAAGATGTTCCTTTTCCTCAAGACGGCAAGCATCATTGACAAGACCTTCATCAGTGAGCCTCCAGCCTGCACATATCGCCGTACTCCTGGCGTCAAGCTCGGATACATCCGCGTCGATTCAACCTGGGATTCAGACATCACGGTTCTTAATCCGTTTATGGTACGGGGGCATTTCCGCAGGCAAGTATGCGGTAATGGACGAGCAGATCGGAAGTTAATTTACATAGACGCCTTTATGAAGAAGGGTTACCATCGGAGGGCCACGAAGTTGTTGGATATTCCGAAATAATCACTATCTTTGCAGTGGGAGGTGGAAGTTTCACCGCCCATTGTGTTGAGGGAGGCCCTGCCGGACGCGGCGGGCCTCTTTTTTTGCAGTTGTTGTTCAATAGTTGTTCATAAAAGGCCAGCGCCGCAGGTGTAAAGCAACGCGAAGCGACACGCAACACGTTGAGGATTAGACGGAACGAAGCGCCGACGGCGCTGACCGAAATCTTTACCATCAGGGTAAACGCGAACACAACACTCCTATGCGCCCAGGGCCGCGAAAACGTGCTGGAGCGGTGTTTCATCGTATCAAAAAAGTGCATATATTTGCAAAACTATCCGAAATTGTTGTTCGGATGTTGTTCAAAACCTCAACACGATGATCACCTTCAAGCCCGTGGTGTTCAAGCACCGCAAGCGGAGGGACGGCACGTTCCCCGTCTCCATCCGCGTCACCTTCGACCGCAAGTCCCGGTACCTCCCTACCACTATCACCTGCACCGCCGCAGACTTGACGCGGGGGATGCGCATCAAGGACGCAGACGTCATCGCCAAGACCAACGCCCTCTGCGACCGACTGAGGGCCGAGGCGTCACGCATCAATCCCTTCGACCTGGAGGACAAGGACGTGGACTGGGTGGTGGCGCGTCTGCGCGATGCGCTGCGGGCGCAGGACTTCCGGCTCGACTTCTTCGCGTGGGGCGAGCAGGTGGCCGCGTCGAAGCTCCCGCCGACGGCAAGGCGTTACCGCGCCGCCCTCAACGCCCTGGGGCGCTACCTCGGACGCAGGCAGCTCGACATCAACGACCTGACGCGGGAGAGGGTCGTTGGCTTCATCGGTGCCCTGAACAAGAGCCGCAAGATGGAGTGGAACCCCGCCACGGGCGAGGTGCGCGAGACGGGTGCCGCACGGCGCGGCGACACTGGCGCGGTGTACGCACGGCTGCTGCACCACATCCACGACGAGGCGAAGAAGCGCTACAACGACGAGGACGGCGCGATCGTCATCCCGCGCAGCCCCTTCGCCGGGATAGATATGCGAAGCGCTCCCGCGATCCGTCCCCAGCTGCCGCTCTCCGTCGAGGTCTTGCAGGCATTGATAGACACGCCGCTGGACGATCCGCAGCGCACGGCGGTCGACGTGTTCCTCGCCGGATTCGCGTTGATGGGAGCCAACCTCGCAGACCTTTGGGAGGCGGTGCCGCCATCGGGGCGCTGGTGGGCCTACGAGCGGCGCAAGACGCGGACGCAGCGTGCGGATAAGGCAAGTATCCACTGCGAGATACCGCCCGAAATAGGGCCTATTCTGGCCCGCCTGGGGGCGGGTTCTTCAAAGGCCCTTTGGCTGCCCGTCGTGCACTCGCTGGGCAAGGACGCGAATAGGGCCGGAGCCCGCGTGAACTATGGGTTGAAGCGCTGGTGCGAGAAGCGGGAGATCCCCGTGTTCACGTTCTATGCTGGGCGACATTCGTGGGCCACGCTGGCGAGGCGCAGCACGGAGAAGGCGACGGTGGACGAAGGGCTGGGCCACGTCGGCGACTTCCCCCTGGCAGACATCTACGCGGAGCGCGACTGGAGCAAGGCTGCGGAGGCGAACCGCCGCGTCCTTTCTTTGTTTCGCTGGCAGTAAACGAGCCGATTTATTCTTCTTGAAGAAAAGAAAGAGGGCCGAGGTTTTTCCCCGGCCCTTTCTCTTTATTCTATCCGTATCAGGAGGCCCGTCACCTCATAGACGCCCGCCGCATCCTTCCCGATCCGCAGGTTGCTGATCCCGTTTGCGCCACGGGCGCGTGCCTCGGTCACCGCTATCTCAAGCAGTTCGTCGCCGCCGATCGTCTCGGACTGCACGCCTCCGATGGTCGTATAGATAGCATCACGCGAGGCGTTGCTGCCTTTGGGGGAGACCGCTGGGACGATAGTGATGGAGATTTGGCCGATGGCCTTGTGCGCCTGCGGGCAGTCGTTGGGGCTTATCCACATATCCGGGTAGGCCGTATAATCCGCGAAGGAGACGGCGGTCATCCGTTCTCGTGTGAGCGACGTGCCGCACGATGCCGCCACCAGCAGCACCGCGAGCAGAGTTGTAAACCGTTTCATCTTGTAACACTTTTGTTATACGAGTGACATAATCATCAGGACGCGATACCACGCGACGATGTGCCGCGTCTCGATTTCGAAGGGCGCGTACTCCGGCGCGGGGTTGAGGGAGCAGCAGAGGACGCAGCCCTCGTGTTCCGACTTCCGCACCTGCTTCAGGACTGCGCCATTGACGGTGTCGAGCAGGTAGACGCTGCCCCAGGATATGAACGCGGTCGGGTCGATCCGCTGGCAGAGGATTCGCGCCCCGCTGGGGTAGGCGGGTGCCATACTCTCGCCAGTGACCTGGATGGCGAAGGCCGCGCCGCGAACCGGCGACACGACCATCTCGCAGTCGTACTCCTGCACGGCCTCGGAGAACTCCGTCAGGCTTCCCGCGTGTGCCTCCACGGGGATGAGGGGAACGCGGAAGGCCGGCGACGGCTCCAGCGCACGCGCCCCTCCTTCGAGCATCACCTTCTCCACCTTATCCATCAGCTTCTTGGTGAGATATTTCTCGTTTCCGTTGAACGCCGCAGTCAGGTTCGTGTAGTTCACGCCGACGAAATCGGCAAACTCCTTCTTGCTGGTCACCTGACCAGCCGCTATCGCCTCACGATAAAATTGGTATAATTGGTCTTTCTTGTCCATAAAACGAAAAAATTTTGTACAAAAATTTGTTTTTACGAAAATAACTTGTATATTTGCATCGTGATACGAATCTCGAACACAAAAGTACAAACAAAAATGTGTAAAACTTCACCACGGGCAAAAATTCTCGCACTTGAGCCGGGCACGTCCTGCGAAATCGACTTCGCGGATCTCCGCCCGCACACCGCGAGCTATTATGCCAGCCACCTGGGCCGCACGATGGGCCGCAGGTATTGGACGCGCACCGTAAAGGAGCGCAACGTATATGTCGTAACGCGGGAGGCTTAGGCTATGACGGCGACGGAGATACAGATGGTGGTGGCCGAGACGCTGCGGCAGCTGGGTATGGATTCCGGCGAGATAACCGAGCGCCAGGCCCGCAAGACCTACGGCAAGCCGTTCACCGACGCGGTGGCGGCGGGCAAGATTCGCCCCGTCCGCGTTGGCAGCGGCAAGACCGCAACAAGGCACTACCGCGTCCTCGACATCCTCGCTCTCCAGAACGCGGCCTACGAACCCGCACGACTGATCTACAAGTAACTCAACACAACACAATCCTCAACACAATGGAAAATAAAATCAATCCCCTCGGCATCGTGCTCGCCATCGCAGCCGCCCTTTGTCTGGTCGGCGTCATCCTCGGCGCAAAGCAGCACTTCTATGGCTTCATCACACTCGGCGGGCTGGCATACGCCCTGCTGACCGAGAACCCCGACAACGAAAAAACCATCAATAACTAAATCCTCAACACAATGAAAACGATCGAGACCATTTTCGAGAAGATGCGCGAAACGAACAGCGCACTTGACAACAACGAGTTCTTCCGCTTCGCAGCGGAAATCAACAGCGCCAGCGTGATGAACATCTACCTCTGGTCGAAGGACTACAAGGAGACGATCCTCACGTACCACTTCTACGACATCACCAACGAGGAACAAGTGCAGGAGGCGCTGGGCGCCCTGGCATACGTCCTCGGCTACGCGAAGGGCTACCAGGCCGGCGATGCGGAGGCGAAGGCCGTCGACTTCGGCCCGCTGGAGGAAGTGAAACCCGCAACCGTGGAGGCATAGGCGATGGCAGAGAAATCCACCTTCTCGGTGCTCAACGCGATCAACTGCAACGAGCATACGGAAAAGAAGAACGGCCTGACGTACCTCTCCTGGGCGTGGGCCTGGCAGATCGCCAAGACCAACTTCCCCGACGCGACATACGACATCTACGAGAACGCGGAGGGCCTCAACTACCACCACGACGGACGGACGTGCTGGGTGAAGACCGGCGTGACCATCGGCGGCATCGAGCATATCGAATACCTGCCGGTTATGGATCATCGCAACGCCAGCATCCCCCGCGATAAGGTCACGAGCTTCGACGTAAACAAGGCTATCCAGCGCAGCTTGACAAAGGCCCTTGCCCGTCACGGCCTCGGCCTCTATATCTACGCGGGCGAGGATTTACCCGACGCAGAAGATGACACACGCAGGGAGATAACCAACGCGCAGATGCAGCGCAAGGTCGAGAAAGTCGGCAGCGCTATGACGAAAGAAGAGTTCAAAAAAAGATGGGATTCGGATGAAAGTGGTGGTGGAATTACTTACGATGATATTGCCGAATGCGCTATCGCGTGGGGTATTTGTTCTAAGCCGAGGATTCACCCTATCGATTTAGTAAGGGATAAAGTGCTTGCGGCTGCAAACTGCTACCTACCGGGCGAGGGCCCAACGGAAGAACAAAAAGCCGTAGACCGCGCCTTACTCCCCGGAGGCGAACGATTCGCAAAGGCGGTCGAAGCCCACGCAAAGGGCGAGGCGGCTGGCGGTCGTACCTACCGCGAAATTTGGGCGCGGGCGATCAAGGCCACACCCGACCAACTGGGAGCCTTCGACGAAGCGGTCGAGCAGTACAAAATCAACAACAACCTTTAATCACTCAACACAATGGAAATGACACTTTACCAGATCAACGAGGAGCAGCGCGCCATCAACGCGATGCTCGAAGAGACGGGCGGGGAAGTCACCCCCGAACTGGAAGAACTGATGGCCGTGAACGAGCAGAACTTCGTCCAGAAGGCCGAGAACTACGGCTACGCCATCCTCCACTACAAGGCCATCGTGGCCGCCATCAAGGCCGAGAAAGACCGCCTTGACGCAATCAAGAAGACCGCAGAGAACGCCATCGCCAGGATGGAGGAACGGATCGTCGGCGCGATGCTGACCTTTGAAAAGCCGAAGGTCGAGGCCGACACGCTGAAGCTCTCCCTGCGCAAGTCCGAGCGCGTGGTCATCGACGACGAGAACGCCGTGCCGGCTGACTGCAAGACCATCAAGGTCGAGGTCAGCAAGACGGAACTCAAGCGCCACATCAAGGCGGGCGAGGACTGCGGCGCTCACCTGGAGGAGAACCAAAGCCTGCAAATCAAATAAAGACTATGCACTACTCATTCGACATCGAACTTGCCACGAAGTATGGAGACCGGGAGGCCATCCTTCTCCAGAACTTCATCTATTGGATTGCCAAGAACGCTGCGAATGGGAAGCACTACCACGATGGCCGCTACTGGACTTACAACTCGGTGGCGGCCCTTGTGGCGCTCTTCCCGTTCTGGACGACCAGGCAGGTGCGGACGATCCTCGCATCCCTCATCAAGCAGGGATGCCTCGTTGAGGGCAACTACAACGAGAAAGGGTACGACCGCACGAAGTGGTACGCACTCGGTGACGAAATTGACAAATGGATTTGTCAAAATTGGCAAATGGGTTCGTCAAATGGGGAAATTCCATTTGTCAAAATTGACAAACCTATACCAGATATAAAACCAAATAATAAACAAGATATATATGCTGGTAGCCGCGCGCGTGCGCGCGAGACATCAACCCCTATAAATAAAACTTTTTCTTACCGCGACGCTCTCGTCGCGGAAGGAGTATCAGCGGAAAACGCAGACCGCCTGATGGCGAACCGCAGGGCGAAGCGACTGACGAACAACGAGGCGTCCTTCAACAAGCTGATGGGCGCCGTGAAGGAGATCTGCCGGAACTACGGCGTGACCGCAGACGAGGTGGTGGAGTTCGCGGGGGAGCACGGCTGGGGATTCATCGACCCCGGCTGGCGCGAGGTTGAGGGGATACGTGCGCGGAAGGCCAGGTCGGGGCGCCTGATGACGCTCGACGAACTGATAAAGAGGGACACGTCCTACTATGATAAGCAAGGAGACATCAATAAGTGAGTTCAGGCTGCCGGAGACGGTGGAGCTGGAGCGGCAGGTGCTGACCGACGCGACGACATCGCCTGAGTGCATCGGCGAGCTGATGCGCTACGTCACCGCCGAGGCTTTCACTGGCGACCAGCGCCCCTCGCTGTGGCGCACGATCACCGGCCTATTCTCGCGCGGCGAGGAGGTGGACTTCGTGACGCTCCACGCCCGCGAGGGCAGCGCCTTTATCGACGAGGTCGTTGCCCCAGGACTGAGCGGCGCTTTGCCCCGCACGGCGATCAACCACGCGATCCTGCTGCGTGACGCCACGGCCAGGCGCAGGGCGTACTTCGCCGCCGTGAAGATGCTGGAGGCGAGCACGCGGCGGGAGAACACCGAGGCCGACATCTGCGCCCTGGCTGAAGGAATGGGACGGGAGGTGCAGGGCATCGGAGGCAGCGTCTCGGAGACGCCAATCGGCGAGATAATGGACGAGATCAACGAGGGGATGAGGGAACGTCGTGAACTCGCCCTGCAAGGGAAGCTCTCGCGCATCCCCACGGGCTTCAGGATGCTCGACTGGAACACGTACCAGGGCTGGGGGCCGGGGCAGCTGATCATCCTCGCGGCGCGCCCTTCCGTGGGCAAGACCGCGATAATGTTGCAGATGGCGAGGGCGGCAGCGTCAGCCGGCTTCCCGACGAACATCTTTTCGCTGGAGATGACCAACGAGGAGCTGGGCACGCGGATGGTGTTCTCGACGGAGAAGGTGTCGCCGTCGGACGTGGCGAGCGGTCGCGTGGTGCAGGAGGACTTCGACGATGCCGCGATGTCCCTGCGCGGCCTGCCGATCTTCATCAACGACCACTCCCGCAGCGTTGAGGAGATAATCGCGCGGATGACGATCAACGCGCGCGGCGGCAAGTGCCGCATCGCCTTCATCGACTACCTCGGCCTTATGGACATCGCCACGGGCTGGCGGGAGAACCTCAACCAGGCGATCGCCAAGATCACCGGCGAACTCAAGGCCACGGCGAAGCGCCTGAAGATCCCCATCGTGCTGCTCTGCCAGCTGAACCGCGACGCGGCGAAGGGCGACCGCCCGCCGGAGCTATACGACCTGCGCGACAGCGGGGCGATAGAGCAGGACGCGGACATCGTGCTGATGCTGGAGAACGAGAAGGCAATAGAACCTACTACGGGCCTGCGCGACATCAACATCTGGATGCGCAAGAACCGCCAGTACAAGAAGGACATCTGCGTCAAGGTGCGCCCCAACAAGACGTACTCGCAGTTCACGGAGGTGGGTGCCACGGTGAACGACGGGCAGGAACTCAGCGGAGACCTTGACGATGACGAAGACAATGACAACAAACTATTTGATAAATGAGCAAGCAGATCATCTTGATGGAGTACAGCCCGGAGCAGGTGTGCTACCACTACAACTATTTCGACGCCAAGACCCGCCGCTTCCGCGACAAGCCCTTCTCCAACGGCTGGGCGCCCATCGTCCTGATTGACGAGGATGTTGCCGGAGACGGCAGGTTCTGCGATGAGACGGACAAGCTCAAGGGCCATTCCGTCGAGTACGTCCGCGTTGGGACGGTGGAGATACTGACGCGGCTAAAACTCCCATTTGAAACAATACCAACAATCTAAATTTTCAACACAATGTCAGTAAACAAAGTTCTATTGATCGGAAACGTAGGGCGAGACCCGGAGGTCAAGACCCTGCCCGGCGGCGCAGTCGTCGCCAACTTCACGCTCGCTACGAGCGAGCGCTACAAGGATGCGCAGGAGCGCACGGAATGGCACGAGTGCGTGTGCTGGAACGGCCTCGCGGAGCTTGTGCGCAGCTATGTCCGCAAGGGCAGCCAGATCTATGTCGAGGGGCACATCCGCAGCCGCAGCTGGGAAGACCAGGAAGGCCAGAAGCACGTGGTGAAGGAGATCCACGTGGAGACCATTCAGTTCCTCACCCCGAAGCAGCAGGGCGGCGACGCCACTCAGCGGCCGAGGGCAGACCAGGAGCAGCAGCTCCCTCCGCGTAGGCCGAAGCCTGCGCCGCAACCCGTGGATAGCGATGTGGACGACCTGCCCTTCTGACCTATGAAAGCGCAAGAACTCCGAGACATCGCCAACCGCCTGCTGAAGCTCGCCGACGAGATGGAGGGCATACGCACCGACGGAGGCACGCTCCGCGTGACGATCCCGCAGCCAGACCTCTTTTCGCAGATGGGACTGACGGATGAATCGCCGGTTGACGATTTTTGCGACTTCGTCGCAGGGCTGAATCCGCCGCCGACTATCCCGCAGAAGCGCGTCTATAACCGCGTCGGCTGCAAGATGCGGGACGAGGCGATCGTGGCCGCGTCGAAGGTCGGACGGGCGCAGGGCTACTGCCAGCGCAGCGACATCGAGCGCAGCCTGCGCCGCAACGAGCCGAACCGCACACGCGAGGAAATCCGCGAGGCCGTGAACGCCGCCGTCGCAGAACTGGGGCTGACGTGCATCGTGTTCAACTCGTACCGCTTCTACCGCAAGGCAGACCGCAAGCGCATCATCGCAATAGCAACCGCCAAACTCAATAATTCCCCTTTTGAATATGAAAGCAAGTGATTTTATGACCGCCGCAGCGGTGGTGTTCGCCGCGCAGCACTCACACAAGACCCACGCCGGCATCCCAGAAATCGACGGGTTCACGGACGACATCGTGGCGCAGCGCGTGTGCGAGATCGCCAACGCGATGTGCGCGAACTATGAACGGATCTGCCAACCATTCGATGACGCGGAGAACTGATGGCAAAGAAGAACACCGCTCCCGTCCTTGTGCGCTGCATCGACTGCCTGCACGAGCAGCCCGTAGTGGGGGAGTTCCCCGCGTGGGACGGGACGCCGGTGTTCTGCACCTGCCAGTATGCGAAGTATTACAAGCAACGGCGCTGGGCGCAGCCCTGCGCGAACTATGAACCAAAGGGTACGGAGAGCGTTACGGATGTCTCGCCTTTCAACGGAGCGTGATGTGATGTGTAACCGGGGCGCTCTCCCTTTCCCGAAACCGACACAATAAAATGAACGAGAGTCTTATTTGCGCCGCAATTATTTATGGCCTTAAAGAGAGGGATTCCGATCCGCCGATATGCGGGAATATAACAATAGCGCAAGAAGTGCTCGACCTTGCGTCCGCTATCGAAAAAGAAAGAGATAAAAGGGCAGCAAAAGCGCATCAAGCGATGCTTGATAAAATCGAAGAACAACAATTCAAAGCAGCCTTCCCTAATGGATAACACCAGCGACTACCGCCTGCGCGACATAACCGGCGAGACCTTCGGTCACCTGACGGCCATCCGCTACGACCACAAGGGCAAGTACCGCACATACTGGCTCTGCCGCTGCGACTGCGGCAAGGAGTGCTTCGTATCGCGCCAGAACCTCGTGGCGGGGAAGACGCAGTCCTGCGGCCACCTGCGCGGCAGCAGCGAGAGGATGACGCGGGGCAAGTTCCGCAGGCGCGTCGGCCTCACAGAGCAGCAGGAGGCGTGGATCGTCAAGCACTACCTCCACACGAAGAACGACGAGATAAAGGCCAATTTCGGCCTCTCCGACGGCTGGCTGCACCGCTTCGCACGCGAACACGGCCTGACGAAGTCGCCGCAGTTCGTCCGCAGGTGCCAGGAGGAAGCCGCCAGGGCGGCATACGAGAGCCACAAGCGCAACGGCACGTTCCCGCCGAAAGGCTACCAGGT